GGGGCTTAACAGCCCCGCCCACCAACGACCAAACCAAAGGAGAAATGGAAATGGGAAAAGTTTTTACAATCACTGATATGGCTCGTAACCAAGATTGGACAGTGCGGGTTGTCTTTGAGGGTGACAGATTTGGGCGTGATATGTGTCTGGTTCACGATGACGCCGAACCGTTGATTGAGTTTTATGACGCTGACCATGATTTTGACATCGACACTGATGGCAAGGTTCTGGGTCAGTTTGCCTCACGCTATAACGCTGATACTTTGCTGGAATATGCAAACACGACAAACGGCATCAACTTGGATGGCGGGGTTCCCAAATGGCAAATTGAGAAAGTCTGTTATCTGGAAATTTTGTCAAAGGTAGGATCGATCATTGATGATAAAAAAGAAGAAGATGCGATTGAGGCTGATCAGAAGCACTCTGATAACCTCTACGACATTGTGGACGCTGTGCGGCTCAAGCTACACGCTCAAGGCACAGACGATGCCAAGGCGGTGCTAAACATGATCTCAGACATGGCTCAAGCCAACGGCATACACTTCGACAGAATCGACACTTAAATCAACTGGGGGCGGGGTTTATCGACCCTGCCCTGTTTTTGCCACGTTGACGTTTGTCAACAGATGTGTTAGAATCGCTGTAACGACCAAACTGTTTAGAGGAGTCTGATATGACTTGTGATTTAGAAATACCCACCTTCTTGCGTAGAGGCCATGCCGATTGTGTGATTGCTGACGTTTCAAGCGTCACTGAGCGGCCTTTGCCTGTTGAGGTGTCTGCTAGTAAGCCAAAACTTACAGCGGCCTCTAAGAGCCGCCTAGCGGCCTCTGTCATTTCAATGGTCAGGCAAGGCCATGACACTTTTGGCAAACTGCGAAAGGCTCTGCCCCAGCACGATGACCGTGAGTTAAAGTCTGCCATCCGCTATGCCAAGAAATGGATACCCCAGCTTGAGCGGCGTGGGACTAGAGCCAAGCCTCAGATGATGCAGTATCAGGCGCGGCTTGTCACCAAGGGCAGAGTATATCAGGTGGTCAAATACATTTCAGGAGTGCGGAATGATGCTGGCGTTTAAGATTCTGATGGGGACACTGGGCTTTGCCATGATGTGTTCCCTGCCGATCCTGTTTTTTCTGTAAAAAAATATTGCCCATAACGTCAATTCCACAGTGATTGATGTTATGGTGTTATTGACCAAAACAAAAAGGAGTCAGAAATGGATGACCTCAAACCAATCGACAGACGGCACGCCGCTTACAATAAAGCATATCAAGATGCCATCCGTGAGGGGGCAAAGTCTGTTAGCGACCTTGATATAGCCATCCGCGAAAAGATGCATGACATGGGATTCTATATTCCAGAGCGGCAATCACCAGAACACGACTAGAGCATAAGGGTCAGGCGTTTATCTTAGCGTCTGGCCTTTCTTGTCTCTGGTGTATGACACTTCTCAAATCTAATTCTAACTCTGTTTGCTCTTCATAGCTAAATGCTTCCGCAAGCCAATCAAACATTTTCATTTGCTCTTTATCCAAGTCGCCGCCAGTTGCCATGACCAAGGCTTTTGCTTTATCAAAGGCTAGTGTCATCTATGTCCTTCCCTTCTAATATGTTGTCCATCAAAGTGATGAATTTCGGGTCAACCTTTTCCCTGTCGCCCCGCCAGTAATTAGCGTTATTCTCTGCAAACCATTCATGCCCATTGTGGTTTCCATATTCTGACCATGTGAGCTTTGCTTTTTCTGGATCGTTTATTTTTCCTTTTCTGCCGCCGCCATATAACAGCTTTTCTGTGGTTGAGCGATCAAGCCATGCGTCAAGGGGTCTGGATGTCTGCCCAAACTCAGGCTCTACCATCCTTGCGGGCAGTGGTGTGTCCCTGCCCTCTTGCACTCTGGCTACTGCGTCAAGGTGGCTTTTTCTTGTTTCCAGTTTATAGGTCTGATGAATCTGATGCCCCATCTCATGGTAGAATGTGTGGCGCACTCTCTCTAATGGATCAGAAATATATTGCTTGCCACTAAATGGCCTGTCCTTGATTGGCTTCGATGGATTCCAATCTGATACCTTCAATTCACTTTGCGGGGCCAATAGAGCATCACGCTCGTTTTTGTTTTTCTCTATTTTTGTTCTGAGCCTTTTGCGTTTCTTGCCTAGATCATTGTACTCTTTGGCAAGCTCGTTATGTCTCAATAAATATGCGTCCAACCCGATAGTAGGTTTAAGGCTACGGTTTTCATCAATTTCAGACATGATCTCTTGCATACGATTACCTAATGATCGGTACTCATCTAAGTCGGGCTGGCCTTGTTTAGCTAGTTCTGCAACAAACCTCTGACGCTCTGCATCTGACATACTCCTTGATTTGTGCAGTCTCATGCCAACCAAGTCGTTTATATATCGGTGGTTGATGTATAGTATTCCGTCCCCCATCGCCATATTGTAACTGTTGCTTGATTTAACAACGATGCTCCTGATCCTTGGCAAGTTTAGTCGATCCGTCATATCATCAAGCTCTGGCTTAATCGCTAAAATAACTGATGCAGACTCGTCTGTTAAATCCCTGCTGAATACGGCCCTGCCGAAATAGTCAACCTTACCTGACGAATAGTGGGTTTTGTTTTTGTTGACATACCTATCATCATTGGCGGCTTCACTTAGCTGATCATCTAATTGTTTCTTAGCTTCTGACTTTTTCAGAATCTTAATGCCAGCCAAGTCAAGAGGCGTGATCGGCGCATCCCTGTTACGCTCTGGAAGCGGCTCTCTGATTGGCTTCTGTGGCGCAACTGTATCCTCATCCTGTATCACCTCATCCTCTGGATCGATATACAGCGTGACACAGCGACAGTTGATGACATTCTTAGCCCCACCCTTGGGATCACCAGTGTACCCCATCGCCACACCGCCCACGATAAAGTCCTCATCAAGCGGAACCTCTGTGCCATTAGCCGCAACGTGTGTGGCTCTGGCTCTAGCATCTGCTACAGCAACCCAGCGTTTCATCTGATTGGGTATGTTCAAGCTGGCATTAACCTGATGGTTGGCGTAGCTGGCGGCAGAGTGCGTTTCTGTTCTGGCTATGGTGTTTGCCCTGTACCTACTGAAAGCCCCGTCCAGCGAATCCCTGATGTTCTTGCCAATAGCCGCAACGCCCAGCCCTTCCTGTGCGCCTTGATTCACCACACGATTGATCTGCCGCATGGTGCTGTTGCTGATCTGGGTAATCCTGATGCCGCCCACATCCCTGATGTACTGGCGCACTATGGCCTCAAACTGTCCGTCTTGCTTACGATCCCTGATGACCCTCAAGCCAAACGCATCGATGACTGCCCTATAATGACTGCCCAGAACATCTGCCAGCCTGTTGGTCAAACCCCTGCCAGCGGTATCCACATTGCCTGATCGCTGATATATCCTTGCCGCATCACGACCCACGCGGCTGAATGTCGATTGTAATTGTGACCTCAACCGCCGCTCAAACCCAAGCCTTAGTCGGTTCTGTTCAATAAACTCTTTTCTTGGGCTACGCTTCTGGCGTGATGATTTGCTGGATATTCGGGGGTACTGAGTACCGCCCACCCCTTCTAACGCCGCTGTACGAGCATCCTGTGGCGATTTTTTCTGGGGGTTTTCCATTATTTAGTCTTTTGAGCGTAATGGATGACCTGATGGCAATAAGTCTCTATCAAACTTTCCACTGCGGAATCTTCCTGTCCTGACGGCAAACAAGAAAGCGTTGACCCTTGCAATCGCCCACTGGTCTGGCCCCATAACATTGCGCCGCACTGATTCTGGGTTGGTGCGATATGCCCCGACACCTCTGCGGAATACAGCCTCAAGCATCCGTTGCGTCACTCGCTTGCCCTTCTTATCGCCGTGTTTGTCGTTGTGTTCCTTGACTTTATTAGCGATTGCCTTTTTTGTCTTGCCGCTGATTGGGGCTTTTTCTTCTGCATATGTAGCCTTGTCCTCACAATCATCACAGCAAGGTATCATGATGGACAGGATTTCATTCTTCTCATCCCGTTCCTTGTCCAGCTTTGCCACTGTGCGCCTTGCCCATGTCTGGCCTGAATCGCCGCCCCATAATAACCAAGCAATTTTCCCTGCGCTGGGATAACCCTCTTCGCCCTGACGGAAACCTTCTGCACGCTTATCAACCTCATGCCTACTGAAGAAGCTGTGCATACGTCTCACCGTGCGGGGCGAGAGCTTTTCTTTGGATACAAGTTGGACTGCTCTTGCAACACCAACCTCTGTTCCGCCTCTGTTAAACTCTTTTCGCATCGCAAGGCCACGTTCAGCCGCGTCCGCCATCTGTTGAGTAGGCGTTGTGTCAACGTCAGATTCCGCCTTCGCATAGTCATCTAAATCATCCCCCTTGTTCTGACCTGTCACCCTGAGATAAATTGCATGGCTGGAACATGGCAGATATTTATTTCCATCTGGCCCCTTAACTGTATGGGTTCCCTCGCAATCAAGCTCTTTTGCTCTAGCCGCCGCTTCTGGCTGAGTGTCAAACACATCTCTGCCCTCGCCATAACGCGGGTCTTGCTTTGGTGTCGTTAAGTCTTCACCAGTCAATCGCCGATAATCAGCGTGTGACGCGCAAGGCATATAGACCCTGCCATTATCGGTGTCGTGAAAATGAGTGCCAAAACAACCGATTGCTTCTGCCCTTTCTGCCGCTTCTTCTTCTGTAGTAAACACATCACGGGCAACACGTTCTTTTGATTGCTTTGGTGTAGTTAAATCTCTCCCTGTTAGCCGCCTGTAATCGGCATGACTGGCACACGGCATATATACACGACCATTGTCTGTGTCATGGAAATGGATGCCTGTACATCCTATCTCTTCAGCACGTTCTTCAGCTTCTTCTTCAGTCGTGAAAACATCTCTTGCAACCCGCTCTTTGCTTTCATCAAATATTCCATAAGCATCTTTTGCATCCTCTTCTGCCGCTTCCCCCTGCGCGGGTGGCGTTTCTGGTGTTCCCAGTGGGAAAAGATTAGCCGCGATATAGACATCATCACCCCCATCAATAGGCTCTAACCCTAGCCGTTCCCTCGCTTCATTGCGTGATATGATGCCTTCCCTGACTGCCTGAGTGACGTTTTCGTACACTCTGCGCCGCCTTTCGGTCATTGCTGGGACTGCATCAAAGTCATACATGATCCTTATGTCCTCGCCATACATAGGCGACAACCACTCATTCAGATCAGATTCCACCCTTCTGGCAAGCGGCATTATCGTTTCTTCGTAAAGCGCAAGCCTAGCTTCTTGGACATTTGCATACGTTTGCGCGTCAGGAATACCAATAAGTTGACTTGGCACGCCAAAACACAGAGCGATATCCTTCGCCGCCATATTTCTCTGTTGCAGAAAATCCATGTCTTTAGGGCTAAGACCCATCTCGCGCCAATCGAAATCACCCTCAAGCAATAGCGGTTTCCCTGCGTTAGCCGCACCAGTATATTTGACATCAAGATCATCCTTGAGTTGTTGCCGTTGTCCATCACTCAACTGTATAGGCAAGCCCCGATCATTAGCTGGCTTGAATACAATAGCACCGCTTGGCCTTGCTCCGTTCTTTAGTAAGCTGATATTATGGGTGTTGATAGCATTATGGTTGTCAATATCTGTAGCCGCCGCCATCAGCGGTGATAATCCATAGTAATCATCAAGCGGATTATACAGCTTCATGTGCTTAACTTCTGATTCGCCTGTAATTGGGTCTGCATCATAGGTCTTCACAACCTTGCCACCGATAACGTACTGATATGCTTCTGGTGTGGCGGTCTTGCTTGGCTTCACCCTGACACGATCTGGCCTTAACAGGTAAAGCTCACGCACCTCACCGCTTACGTCTGACCTGATAGCGTAGTTGTTGCCTGACAGTAGCAGATAAGAATACACCGCTTGAAAATACTCGACCCCTGCTTGCGTTGGGTTAGGACGGCGCAACAAAGACAACAATGGGTGTTGGTCTAGCTCATCCTCACCTTGAAACAGCTTGAATGGGACACAGGCCGCGCCGTTTGCTATTTCATTTATGCACCTGTAAACAATAGCGTTTTTGCGGTAGCCCTCATCTGCATATGCCTCATAATTATCCCTGCGGTAATGAGAGCCAGCATTGACGTTTAGATAGACCTGTGGGGCTTCCTTTGTCTCTGGTGCTTTAGGTTGTAGGAATGTAAAAAAGTCCTTGATGCCAGCCATTAGCTTATTCTCCATATTGCAGTCCCGCTAGACTGGCTCAGTTCAGTCAATGCCCAGACTAGAGCATCAAGTCGATCAGGTGATTTGGCACTACTTGCCGAATACGAACATAGCTGATCCTCTAATTCTTTGAACATGCCCACATGAGAAACCTTCTCTTGCTCGTACAACGCCGCTATAGGCTCTGCCCTTACTAGTTTGCCCCTTGACGCTCTTACAGGCGTGTAGGGAACCGCGTTATCTATATTGCGTAAAAGCCCCTCAACTAAGTCACCGCCGTTATTCACCTCTGCTACAATACGATCAGCCTGATACTTGTAAAACATATCAACAGCTAATCGACCCCAGCCATCAGGACTCATCCTATCAGAAACATCATCAATAACATAGAACCGATTATCTAGACCTTTGCCAGCCACAATTATCCCTGTCTCATCAGATTCCTCTGTATTTGTGACCGCTGGGTCTATTGCGACCACAATCCTTGACTGTTCTGGCAACTCATCATGGCGAATCCTGCTTTTTTCAATGCCCCTGTACGACCACAACGCACCCTGAATGTCATCTAATAGCTCTGCATAAAGCTCCTGACGCCCTAATCTTGTGCCAGCATATCTATCCTCAAGCTGTTTAAGCGCACTCTCAGCTAGGTTTTTGTCATTCTCAAACGTATTACCCCGCGTGATATAGACATCATTACCCTCACGCTTGACAAAATTGGTGATTATCTCTGTTGGTCTTGGGGTTGTTGTGATGATTACCTGTGGTTTTTGGCCTAATCTTAGCCCGAACATCATCTGGTCATACGCATCTGGGTATCGCCAAGCCGCTAACTCATCCGCCCACACCCTGTGAAACTGTGAGCCACGCAATCTGTCAGGCTCTATCGCGGCATAGCCCTGTATAATTGACCCATTCCAGAGCTTTATTTCCATTGCTGTGCGGTTATATGCACTGCCCTCGCCTGTCCATAAACACTCCTTGGGGATACAAGATAGCAAACCGCTTGATCCCTCAAAGCATACCCGCCTTAAATCGCCCTGTGTGGGGGCTACAACGCCGCACCGCATATCTGGGGTTGCCATAGCATACGATACAATATCCTCTGCCCCTGTCCTTGTCTTACCCCATCCACGCCCTGCCAGTATTAGCCATATAGACCAATCTCCATCTGGGGCTTTCTGTTTCTGTCTTGCTGTTGATGCCCACCTTACCCGACCAGCAAAGGCGTGCGCTTCCTCATCTGCAAATGTCGCGGTTAGCTTCTTGAGCTTTTCTAGCTGATCTGGCGGGATAGCATTGCTCAAACCATCTGGTGACATCAGCTTTCCTTGTTCTTAACCATATCATTCAGAATAGAAAACGCTTCACTCAAAGCACTGTCACCACGATCTTCTGTGACGACATCATGCTTCTCCCGCTGACCCAATAGCTGTTTGCCAAGCCATATAGCCATCGTGGGGTTGTTATGCTCTTCCATTAACTGCATCTGCTTACGCCGCACTGAGAGCCGCCCTAACTCCCTGCCTTGGTCTATACAGGCTCTAACCTTGGGATCATTGGTGTACCTGTCCTCTAGTGTGCGTAACGGAACCTTAAAATATGCCGCAAGCTCTGGCATAGTGCAGTTTAGCGCACTCAGATTCTCTAGCTGTTCAAGGTCAATGTCTGCCTTTGGCCTGCCCACTGGCTGTTTTGGGGGCTGTTTGCCCTTGGGTTTTGGGGGTCTGCCCCTTGGTCTTTTGATTTTCTCTGTCATCTTTTTAATGATACCACGAAAATTATAAGATAATTCGCACTGTATATCACTCTAGCGCAAAAAGAAAGGGACTGAACCATAAGCCCAGCCCCAATCCATTTGTACTGTAGGCGACCAAACCATTAAGTACGGAGTCAAGAGCCGAATGGGACACGGCTCACATAGTGAATTTACCTACAATATTTTGTGTTGTCTAGCCTTTATTAGCACTATGTGTTGTGGTGTATCAGAACATATTTGGCTGTACCCATGTCTTGTTTATTCTGTCTGTGGCTATATCAAAGTATTCTTGATCACGTTCTACGCCAATAAACTCTAGTCCTTCTGCCTTTGCCGCCAGACCTGTTGACCCACTACCCATGAATGGATCAAGCACTGTTCCCCCCTTTGGTGTGATAAGTCTACATAAATATCGCATTAGCTCTACTGGTTTGACAGTTGGGTGAGTGTTGCTTCTATCCTGACCATGCTGGGTGACACTTTCCTCACGCTCTGCCGTTGATGTCTTGGGGCAATAAAAATATCTAGCCCACTCCTCTTGTAAGCCATCGTGTATTACGTTTGCTGGAAATCTGCCTAATTCTTGTCCATCTTTTTGATGTGTCGATTGTTTTTTGCTATCCCCATAAACACCCTTGCTCAAAGAAGATGTCGCGCTTCTTGAGTGATTTGTTATCTGTTCATTTGTTTCTATTCTACACCCATCAATATTTATTGCCCCTGTATCATGCTTGACCACGTTATCTGCTATGGATTTCTCTGCTATCGGCTTTCTTGCAAGCACTATAGGCTCATGGGCTGGCTTCAATGCTGTTCCCCAGCCTTCCAAGCCTTCAATCTTCTTGCCAATGTTCAGGCTTTTGGGGA